GAAAAGAGAAGAAGTAATCCAGCAATCAATTAAAGACCCTTTTCATCATGGTATTGAGCCAGATCACTGGAAAATGGCAGATGAAGAGTTTTCTAAATGTGATGAACTTCTTATTTTGGGAGGGAACCGTAGTGGAAAGAGCGAATACGCAAGTAAAAGAGTAGTAAAGTGCATAAATGATATTCCAGAAGCGAATGTGTTGTGTATGCATACTACCGCCAGCACTTCGATTGAGCAGCAGCAGCAATATATCTGGAAATATATCCCCAGCGAATGGAAGGCGGCTAAGAAGGGTAAGGTGACAAACATGACTTTTTCTAAGAAGGGCGGCTTTACTGAAAGTTGTTGTGTGGCCCCAAATGGCAGCCGCATCTTTTTCCGTAATTATTCGCAGAACTTAGATTCTGGTATCTTGGAAGGTTCAGAATGGGACATGGTGTGGATGGATGAGCTTTGTGGTTTGGACCATGTGCAGGCTTTGCGTTTTCGATTGGTTACCCGTGCAAGAAAACCAGCACCAAATTACCCAGAAGGATATCCTTGGCGAGGAATGTTGATTACATTTACACCCGTTACTGGATATAGTCCTACCGTCAGAGAATATTTACAGGGTGCAACGATGGAAAAGTGGGATTGGGCCGATGAAGATCTTCTAGAGAAGGAAAGGGTGCCGATTATTGAGCAGCCGATCAAAGAAAACGCAAAAATTATCTATTTTTGGTCCCAGTGGAATAAATTTAATGATTACAACCAGTTGAAGCGGACATTACGGTCAGATCCTAAGACAAAAATCTTGATGCGAGCGTATGGGCGGCCAACCAAGGTCCAGTCTGGCCAATTCCCTCGTTTTTCGGAGGCCCATTTGGTTACTGACGAACAAATCCCAGAAGAGGGGACTAATTACATGATTTGCGATCCATCTCACGGAAAAAACTGGGTTATGATCTGGGTACGGGTTGCCAAGGATGGAAAATGCTATGTTTATCGAGAGTGGCCGAGCCAAGTGGAACCAGTGAAAGGTTTTGGATTTCTTGGAGAGTGGGCCGTAAGCGGAAAGAAGGTAGACGGTGACAAAGGACCAGCACAGGAACCATTAGGCTTTTCCTTGAATAGGTACAAGGAATTGATCGAAGATGCTGAGAAGGATGAAGAAATTTTTCTGCGGATCATGGATAGTCGATTTGGATCTGCACCTACTCCTACAAAATCTGGAATGACTACTTTGATTGACCAGATGAGCGATATTGGCCTGCATTTTGAGCCAAGTATTGGTGTAAGGATCGAAGAAGGTGTTACTATGATCAATGATCTACTTGACTGGGATGATGAAGAGGAAATATCGGCCATCAATTGCCCCAGATTATATGTTCATAAGGACTGCAAGAACCTTAGATTTGCATTGGCAACATGGACGGGTAAGGACGGGCGGCATGGTGCCTGCAAAGATTTCCCAGATACACTTCGGTATTTCTGCCTATCTGGACCAACCTATTTAGACCCAAATGATGCGATTATAAGCCAAGGTGGGGCTTATTAAGTATAGCTTACTACAGCTTACTACAGCTTACTACAGCTTTGTATAGCTTTGTACAGCTTCCACCTTATTCCACCTTATTCCACCTTATTCCACCTTATTCCACTTTATTCCACCTATTGATCCAAAAGGTTGGAACTGGTTGGAACTGGTTAAATATATTTTATGACATAGGAAAATTATTAATTATCTTGCTTATTGTATCCCAATAAATAAGATTTATACCATGACTACTTCTACTTTTCACAATCCACTTGAATGCCCCTATCAGTGGGAGTCTGGATATCCAGAAGGTGTTTCCATTGCATGTGGCGGCACTGAGCGGCCCCAGAAAATTGCAGGCAAGTGGTACATCTATGTTTGGGTATCAACTCCCCAAGTCCACCAATACTACTGCTTCAATGATGATTTGTTCTACTCGGACAAATACTTTGAAGAAAACATCCGCAACCTATGACCATATACGATCACCTCATATTACTCGGTCCTGCAATAGCAGTGACCATCTTTTTATTCACCATAGCAAAGGGCATTTTTAATGACTGACATACCACACCTACCAAATTCCCCAGAGGAAGAGATTGCATATGCCAAGCAGCAATCTTTTATTGAAGAATGGGAAAAAGATATCGCTAGGCAATCGACACAAAAAAAGCATGTGGCGAAAAACAAAAGTTTTATCGACATGACTTTAACTGAACTTAATGAGATTATAAAAAATGAAGACTGAGATTTTAGAACGAGTATGTGAAATTTTATCAGTGCCTATCTTGGTTGGTCAAAAAGATGAGTTTGTCATGAAGATCTGCAAAGACATTGCTGATGGAAATGTAGTTCTGATAGATAGCAAAAATCATAGCATTTGCTCATTGCATCCCAGTAAGCAAGAGCTATAGTTATGGGATATGACCGAGGAAACCGAAGATAAACCCAAGCTGGGATGGGGTGGGCCAAGACCAAATCAAACAGGCCGCCCTCCATTGCCAGACGAACTCAAGCGAGTGCCATTGCGTACCCGTGTATTACCAGAAACAATAGATTATCTTTCCAAAGATGAACAAGGCATGGGCAAGGCCATCGACAAACTTGTCCGACTACGCAAGCGAAAAAAATGAGTTGACGGGTTAACCGTCTGACACTATTTCCTGCAATGGCAGGAAAAAATGAACCGAGTAAAGCCTTACTGAGGCGAAGAGAGGTCATGGATTGGTTGGGACTTGCGGACCATGAAATGACTAACCTCATTAAGGATGGTGTAATTAAGCCCAAGTACTTTCGTGAAGGTGCAAGGGCTTTTTTCGTTAAACGAGAGATTGAGAAAACCATGTTGGAACCAGCGGAGGTGCCAGCATGAGATATCAATATGATTCTGAAAAGAATAAGGCCCAGAATGAGCCAGATGTTGCCCAGCTACAATCTGAGCTTACCGACATCTTAGAGGATGCTGGCCGAAATCTTCGCAGGCGAGATGACTTTGATGATGTCCGTTATGCTCGTTGGTCAGGTCAATCAGATGATGGCCGAAAGCATGAAGATGAAATAGGTGCCAGACCTACACCTTGGGAAGGTGCCAGCGATATTCATATGCGGTTGGCCGACAGGTTAATAAATGAGCATGTGCATATGGCACTGGAAAGCTTTTTCAGATCAAATATGTCAGTCTCTGGAGTAGAGACAAGTGATCAGAAAAAGGCAGCCTACTGGAGAGATTGCTTGGCTTATTTCTTAGAACAAAGAATGCTGCCAGAACTTCGCAGGGAAGTAGAGATCCTTGCACAGGAAATGTTTTCTGGATCTCCTGCAATTGGAATCTTGGGTGTTTATTGGCAGCAGGAAACCATCATGCGGATGAAAAGTTTCAATGTACAGGATGTTGTACAAATGGTTTCCGAGCAAGGTGGGGATGAAGAGGCAGCCCAGCAAATTCTAACAATTCTGCAAGATCCAGATATGGAGCAGGATGCTATGGGTTTGCTTATGCAGCACTTTGCTGGGGTTAAGGAAGAAGTCTTATCTAAGGCACTAGTAGATTTTAGGGCAACTGGATCAATGGAAGTGCCTACACCAACCATCCATGAAAACCGTCCGAGGTTTGTTGCCCATCGTCTTTATGAAGATGTATTTGTGGATGCAAACTGCACAGAGTTAGACCGAGCTAGAGTGATTATGCGTAGGGAGTGGCTAAGTGAAACTGAGCTACGGGACAAGATTTTGTCGGAAGGATTCGATGAAGAATTTGTTGAGCAGGTTCTTGAAAAATCAGAAGGTCAGTCTGGGGTCGCAGAATACGATTACCGCAATCCAATCCAGCTTGGAGTCCATACAATGGGCAAGGGTGTAGAAGGTGACTTCAATGACCTTTATGAAATCTTTTATGCTTACCATAGGGTCTATGATGAAGATACAAATGTTCCTGCCATCTACTGCACTGCATTTTCGTCACATGTTCCAGATCTCTATGGTAAGCATGAAATTTTAAAATATGGCCATAATCAAATGCCGTTTGTCCTGTTTACACGGGAGCGGTTATCAAGGTCCATATTTGATTCTCGAGGAATCTCTGAACTGGTTGCTACGAATCAATATGAAGCAAAGGTGCAAAGAGATCTCAGGAATGATGCAAGTCAGATTGGTGTCATACCTCCTTTATTGGTAAATGCTAGGAGGGCAGGATTGAATTTGATGGTTGCTCCTGCATCACAGATTACCATATCTCGCCCAGATGATGTTGGCTGGCTCCAGCCGCCCCCTCTTTCGCAAAGCTCGATGGAGGCCGAGCAGGCTGCTATTATGGACGCAGAGAGGTACTTTGGTAACCCAGAGAAGCCAGAAGCTCGCCAAATGTATCAGCAGTGCATGGTAAACCGCTGGCTGGATTCTTGGCGAGAAGCATTGTCGCAAGCATTATCTTTGTGCCAGCAATATTTGGACCCAGCTTTTGTTGCCAGAATAACTGGCGGCCCAGTTGAAGAGATTGCAATGAAGCAAGAAGACATCGAAGGTAGATTTGATTTATCTCTTAGATTTTCAGTCGATACTTTAAATCCAGAGTTCATGGAGAAAAAACTGGATGCAGTTACTAAGCTTACTCAGTTCGATGTCACTGGTGCCTTAGATAGAAATAAGCTGCTTGAGATTATGGCAGAATCAATCGATCCAATGCTGGCCAAGCAGGTAATCATGGACAAGCAAACTGCTGCTCAGAAAGAAATTGATGATGAGCAAAATAGCTGGGTTAAGATTATGAACGAAATCGAGCCGCT